ATGGAATTTCCAGGCGGAGGATCTGCACCTGTAGGAGCGTTTACAGGACTATATCAAGTTACATTTGTAGATCACAAGTTCAGTGGCGGACAATTTACTCAGGTATTAAAAATGATTAGAAGACCGTTACAAGATTCTGAAACAACAGTTAAACCTACAACAACAGATAACAAGTTTGTCGAAGAAGGGACCAAGGAAAATAAAATAGATGACGGATGGGGCGAATAATGAGTAGAGACCAACGAACTCCCAGTATTGATCTTAAAGGAAATCCAGGTCCTTATCTTGCAGTAGTAGTAAGTCATCTAGATCCAAAATACATGGGCAGTATAGAAGTAGAACTGCTAAAAGCAACCAACAGCGGAAATTTAACCGCTAGAACAGGACAGTTAGCACAAGTTAGGTATCTGTCTCCGTTTTACGGTGTTACACCTTACAAAGACACTACTAACAATGACGGCTATGCATATACACAGAAAAGTTATGGTATGTGGATGGTACCTCCTGATATAGGCACAAATGTTCTTGTAATTTTTGCAGAAGGCAATGCAGCCAATGGATATTGGATTGGTTGTATTCAAGACGAATATATGAATTTTATGTTGCCTGGATACGCTTCAACAAGCTATAATTCACAGGATCGTACAAAAACACTACCAGTAGGCGAATATAATAAAAAAGTAGAATCAGCAAAAGGAAGAGATCCTACGCAATACATAAAACCTGCAAATGAAGATTCGGTCGCTAATTTACAGGAACAAGGGTTGTTAGAAGATAATACTCGAGGGTCTACAACTTCTAGTGCAAGACGAGAAACTCCGTCAATGGTGTTTGGTATAAGCACTCCTGGCCCGTATGATCGCCGACCTGGTTCCCCTAAAAGCGGTTACGGCACAGCAGGTGCAGTCAGTAATGTTCCATTCAATCGCTTAGGTGGTTCTAGTTTTGTAATGGACGACGGCGACGCAACTTTATTGCGTAAAAAATCTGCATCAGAAGGACCTCCCGAATATGCAAATATAGAAGGTGGAGAATCGGGCGGTGATCCTACATTGCCACACAATGAACTTGTGCGGTTAAGAACTAGGACCGGTCATCAAATTTTGATGCATAACACAGAAGATTTGATCTATATTGGCAATGCTAAAGGAACTACATGGATCGAAATGACCAGCAATGGAAAAATTGACATATATGCCAAAGACAGTATAAGCCTGCACACAGAACAGGATCTAAACATCACTGCTGATAGAGATATAAACATGCATGCTGGTAGAGATTTCAATGTCAAAGCAAATAACAATGTAAATCTAGAAAGTGTAAAAAATTGGCAAATATATGTAGGCGGCGACAATAAAATTACAACAATAGGAAATATTGATATCAACAGCGGCGGCAACCACACAGAAACAGCTACTAGAATTGACATGAATGGACCTGTTGCACAAAAAGCTCAACCTTTAGATACTTTTGATCTATCGGGCGAAACTGTGACAGCATCAGAATCTTTACACAAAAGGCTACCACAACACGAACCGTGGCCACAGCATGAAAATTTAAATCCTGCAAATTTTACATTTGAAAAAACAGACATTACAACTGCCGAAGTTCCAACAGAAGTTAAGTTAACAGATTTAAATTTACCCGATACATTCCGAAAATCTACCTAGGTAAATATTGATATGAGCACAAGAGAAAAAAGTTTATACAAACAAATTACGGTTAAGGGTAACAATAAGATTGAAGTTGCATCCGGAAGTCGTGCATATCGGGGCATCAGCACTGTCAATCCGGATAATACTAGCTGGGTACTATATGATATTGCTCTTATCAAACAAGACCTTATCAATCATTTTCATATAAGACAAGGAGAAAAACTAAGTGATCCCGAGTTTGGCACCATTATTTGGGATGTAATTTTTGAACCTCTTACAGATAATTTAAGAGAAGCAATTATATTAAATGTGCAAAGAATTGTAAATTATGATCCTAGAGTGCAAGTAGAACAGATCACTGTTGACAGTTACGAAAGCGGCATACAAATTGAATGTAGACTGGTCTACTTACCGTATAATATTTCCGAGCAACTTCGATTAACCTTTGACGAAAATGCAGGAATCCTCAATTAATTATATACGCACATAATTCAATCAAATAAATACTTTGTAATATAGGAAAGCGTATATGTCATCCACAGATAGACAAAACAGACTACTACTAGCAGAAGATTGGAAGCGGGTATATCAGACCTTCCGTAATGCGGATTTTCAAAGCTATGACTTTGATAATCTCCGCAGAACAATGATAAACTATCTTAGACAGAATTATCCAGAAGACTTCAACGACTACATTGAAAGTTCTGAATATCTTGCTCTCATAGATCTTATAGCCTATCTAGGTCAAAACATTGCCTTCCGTATAGATCTTAATGCAAGAGAAAATTATCTAGAACTTGCCGAACGCAGAGAAAGTGTGCTTAGGCTTGCTCGTTTGCTTTCTTACAATCCCAAGAGAGTACAAGCCGCTAACGGGCTTTTAAAGTTAGAAAGTATTAGAACCACAGAAGAAATCAGAGATTCAAATAATTTAAATCTAGAAAACCAAACCATAGTATGGAACGATCCAAGCAATCCTGATTGGTACGAACAATTTATTAAAGTTCTAAATACAGCCTTGCCTGTAAACGGAACATTTGGTAAACCTGCCAAAAGAGATACAGTAAATGGAGTTCCTACAGAACAATACCGTTTAAGTTCTAATAATTCAGAAGTACCTGTATATAGTTTTTCTAAAACAGTTGACGGACGCAGCACTAGATTTGAAATTACATCGACAGATATAGTAGACAGCATTATACAAGAAGAATCACCATTTCCGGGCAATAACTTTGCTTTGTTATATAGAGATGACGGCCGCGGACCTGCAAGCTCTAACTCAGGATTTTTTTGTCATTTTAGACAAGGCAGCCTAGATCAAGGAGTGTTTACTGTAACCAATCCTAGTACCAATCAAGTGATTGCTGTTGATGCAACAAATGTAAACAACAGTGATATTTGGTTGTATAAATTAGACAGCTTCGGTAATGAAGAAGAACAGTGGACCAGAGTAGATGCAGTTGAAGGCAACAATATAATCTACAACAGTTTATCTAAATCAATTAGAAACATATATTCAGTGTTGACACGAGCAGAAGACAGAATTTCATTGATTTTTTCAGATGGCACATTTGGTAATCTACCCAAAGGAACATTTCGTGTTTACTATAGAACAAGTCGTAAAGAACGAGTAATTGTTACTCCTGACGATATGAGTGGTATATCGATTACTATTCCTTATATTACTAGAACTGGTAAAGTAGAAGATCTAACAATGACATTTGAACTGAAGTACACCATAGACAACAGTTCAACCTCAGAAACAAATGCAAGTATTAAGCGCAATGCACCGTCGACTTATTACACACAAAACAGAATGGTAACTGCCGAAGATTATCAGGTTGCACCTTTGAATGTTAGTCAAGAAATTGTCAAAGTAAAAAGTGTAAACAGAACTGCCAGCGGTATTTCTAGATATTTTGATTTAATTGATGCTACAGGAAAATATTCAAAAACTAATTTATTTGGCACTGACGGTGTATTGTATAAAGAATTTTTAACTCCTAAAACTACTTTTACATTTAATACTAGAACTGATGTAGAAGGAGTGATTGTTAACACTATACAGCCGATATTGAACGATAAAAAAATTAGGAATTATTATTATAACAGTTTTCCTAAAGTATTAGTAGGCGATCTACAAGTTTCTTGGACACAACTTAGTTCAGACACAAATTTAAGCACTGGGTATCTGCAAAACCGTGACGGTATTATTGCAGAACTAGGAAGTTTTACAGGAAGTATACTAAGTTTAGTTGTTCCTGGAACTCTTTTAAAATTTGTTCCTCCGCAAGGATATTATTTTACACCAACCGGAGAGCTAACCACTGAAAATGTAAAAGGATCAGTGTCTTATAAATGGGTTAAAGTATTAAGTGTAGACGGAGCCGGAACCGTAACACAAGACAATGGGTCGGGGCCAGTAGCACTCAATGATGCTATACCTAGCACTGCACTATTAACTGAAATACGCACCAGTTTACCGAATTCTCTAGAGGATGATGTAGCAACACAGGTAATTGATCAAATATTTGCTTACAAAACATTTGGACTTAGATATGCACAAGGACAACAAGCCTGGAGATTAGTCACTGAGAATAATCTTAATGTAGCAGATGAGTTTTCAACTGGTAAAACAGGTGATACAACTAACCAGCAACTAGATGCCAGTTGGCTGCTATTATTCGAAACGGACGGCGAAACTTATACAATTACATTTCGTGGAATGAGATATGTTTTTGAAAGTGATGAAGAAATACGGTTCTACTATGACGGTAGTGATAAAATTTATAATAATCTTACAGGAAAAATTGTTAAAGATAAAATTAAAATTTTAAATATAAACACACAGCCGAATGATATTGTTCCATTTACTGTAGATTTTGACTGGGAAATTATAGAAGAATATCGAGATGCTGAGGGATATGTAGACAGTAAAAAAATACAAATCAGCTTTTTTGACGAAGACGATGACGGTGTAGTAGATAATCCGCAGTTATTTGAAGACATCGTAAATGAAGAATTTCTTACTTTAACAAAATATATTTTTCTAGAAAAAGTTACTACAGCAGACGGAGTTGACGATTTTAGATATATCAGTAATGCAGATTTGAATGTCAAGGTAAAAGAAAATAAAAACAGTCAAATTATAATCAGTCAAGAACAAGATGGACAGCTTTTTTATTTTGCACAAGAAGATATATTTCAAACTCTAGATAAAACAACTGGTACATTTTCAACAGTTAATAATTATCGGGCTAGATTAGGCAGAGATGATTTAAAATTCCAGTATATTCACGCAGCCGACTCCAACTCACGAATTGACCCAAGTGCAAGTAATCTTATTGATATGTATATACTCACAAAGGCCTATGACATTCAATTTAGACAATGGTTAGACGGTACTGTAGCAAATCGTCCGTTGCCGCCTAGCAGTGATAATTTGTTTACAAGTTACGGCTCGCAATTAAATCAAATTAAATCACTAAGCGATGAAATAATCTATCATCCTGTTAAGTATAAAATATTATTTGGTACAAAGGCTGAAACAGATTTGCAGGCAACATTTAAGATTGTAAAAAATCCTGATCTAGTTCTTAATGACAATGATGTGAAATCTCGAGTTATTGCGTCAGTTAATGAATTTTTTGCTTTAGAAAATTGGGATTTCGGAGACAAGTTTTATTTCAGCGAACTAAGCAGTTATGTTATGAATGAATTATCACCAGACCTGGTTACATTTGTAATTGTTCCAGTACAAGAATCACAGAGTTTTGGTAGCTTGTTCGAAATTAAATCTGAATCAGATGAAATTTTTATAAGCGGAGCTACCGTAGACGATGTCGAAATAATTGATGCAGTAACAGCTACCAGACTTAAAGCATCTGGAGTAGTAGTAACTACTAGCACTACATCTAACACAGGCATACAAAGTTCATAAAAGGTGACACTTAATGGCATATGATAACGATCAAAATGAATTTCCTTTACCAGCAGACGGCGAAGAAAGGCGTCGTTCTGAAAGACACCTACCAAAATATTTTAGAACACAGGTAAACAGTAAATTCTTATCTAGCACTCTTGATCAATTAATGCAACCAGGTGTTGCTGAAAAAATTAATTCTTATATTGGTAGAGAAGTTGCCAAAGCATATCAACAAAATGACAGTTATCTCAAGGATGTAAGTTCTAGCAGAGAAAATTATCAATTAGAACCTGCGGCTGTTATCACAGACGAACTAGGAAATGTCGAGTTTTACAAAGACTACAATGATTATATTAATCAAATAAAAAACTTTAACGGCAATACCGATGATCATAGTCGATTAAATGAACAAGAATATTATGCCTGGAATCCCCACATCAATTGGGATAAATTTGTAAACTTTCGTGAATATTACTGGTTACCAAACGGCCCTCAAACAATAAACATTGTAGGTCAAAACACTGAAATTGTCAGCACATATACAGTAAAGTTATCAGATAATCTCGACAATTATGCCTATGTGTTTAGTCCAGATGGATTAACACAAAATCCTACATTAAAACTGTACAGAGGCGTAAAGTATAGGTTTGAAATAGACACTCCCGGATTGCCTATTACTTTTAAAACTAAAAGAAATTTAAATGAAGAATTTCTTCTTAATGAAGGAATATCACTGCAATCAGTAGAAGACGGTGTTGTAGAAATTCAATTAACATCCGAAGCTCCTGACAATATCTATTATGTAGCAGAGAACGACATCAATGCATCTGGCTTGATAAAAGTAGCTAACATTGAAGAAGCAAGTTTTATAGATGTTGAATCAGAAATTATAGGTAAAAAAACTTATACATCAAGCAACGGCATTACTTTATCTAACGGAATGAAACTCAAGTTTCAAGGTGAAGTTACGCCGTCGATTTATCAAGACAATGAGTGGTATGTTGAGGGTGTTGGTGATAGCATACAATTAATCAACGAAAGTTCATTGAATGTTGCAAGCGTGTTTGCCAGCACACTGCCAATTGAATTTGACACAGAAGGCTTTGACAGGGCACCGTTTGATGAGGCTATAGGATTTCCATCAGCCAAAGATTATTTTATCGTAAACCGGGCTTCAAAAGATGGAAATTTATGGAGTAGATATAATAGATGGTTTCATAGATCAGTTATAGAAGAAAGTGCAAGAGCAAATAACCAAACAATAAATGTTGATCAAAGTCAACGAGCAAAAAGACCAATCATTGAATTTAATGCTGGATTAAAACTAGCTAACTTTGGTACTTTTGCAAAAAATGATGTTGATCTAGTAGACGACTTTACTGTTGATATTTTTTCTACAATCGAAGGTTCAGCAGGCTATAATATTGATGGTGTTAACATTACCGAAGGAATGAGAATTCTTTTCACAGCTGATACTGATATCTTAGTAAAAAATAGAATATTTGAAGTACAATTTATAACCTTTGCAAGCGGATCGTTTAATAATAGACAAATTACTCTAGTAGATGTTACTGATACACAACCTAACGAAAACGAAACTGTGTTAGTAAAACAAGGTAACACCTATGGCGGTACCATCCTTTATTATAACGGAAGTAATTGGGCCGCATCACAATCAAAAACAAGTGTAAATCAGCCACCATTGTTTGATGTCTTTGACGAAAACGGATCAAGTTATCAGGACTCTGATGTTTATGATGCAACGACTTTCACAGGGACTAGAATTTTTAGTTATAAACAAAGCACAGGTCCTATAGACTCGGAGTTAGGCATTCCTTTGAGTTATAGAACCATTGAAAATGTTGGTGATATAACTTTTTCTTTTGACTTGTTACAAGATACTTTCAACTATCAAATTGAAAATGAATTATTTACCCGCGGGACTAACATAGGATTTGTTAGATCTTATTCTGATATTAATACTTTTAAAAAAGAAAGTGCTTGGATTAAGGCAGAAAATTTAAGCAGTCAGCCTGTTATTAGACAATATGTATTTGATAATTCTTTTAATTCGTTTGATATAGATGTTTATGATAACAGTGGCAATATAGATGACCTGTGGATAAAAGTTTATGTTAACAATGAACTTAAATTTGAAAACACTGACTTTGTAATACAAACAACGCCAAACAACAATTTAACTGTGGTATTTAATAACGATTTAACCATCGGTGATGTAATTGTTATAAAGACAAAAAGCACCGCACCTAAAAACAATAATGGGTATTATGAAATAGCCAGTAATCTTGAAAAAAATCCATTGAACAATGATCTATCAGAATTTACTCTCGGTGAAGTAAATGATCATGTTTCTAGCATTGTAGAAGAATTAGATAGTTTTAGCGGAGCGTTTCCGGGCGTTAGTAATTTAAGAGATGCAGGTCCACTCAGTGTATACGGCAAGAAGTTTATTAAACACAGTTCTCCTCTAAATTTAGCATTATACCATACAGTGGACAAAGAAGCAAATATTATAAAATCGTTGAGGTATGCTCGCAGAGAGTACGGTAAATTTAAAAGACTATTTTTACAAACAGCCGACGAATTAGGATATGACGGTCCAATCAAAGAACATGTAGATAGAATCTTACAAAAAATTGTAAAAGACAAAACACAGTCAATGCCGTTTTATTTTTCAGATATGGTACCTTTAGGTGCAGCAAAAAGAACCACAATTGAAATAGAAGATGCCGACAGTCAAAACTTTTTTGGTTTAAGCGAAGTATTTAATCTCAACACACCTAGTAGAAAAGCTGTGCAAGTGTATCTCAATGGAACACAGTTGATACATGATAAAGATTACACATTCAACGATGAAGGATTTATTGTTTTAACAAAAACAAAGCAGGTAGGAGACATCGTAGATGTATACGAATATGAAACTACAAATGGTAGTTATGTTCCTCCGACTCCTACTAAACTAGGATTGTATCCAAAGTTCGAACCTACAATGTATAGTGATGACACATATATTGAAACTGCAAATGTAATCCAAGGACACGACGGTAGTATAAGTCTAGCATTCAATGATTTCCGCGACGAATTATTATTAGAATTAGAGCGTAGAATTTACAACAACATTAAGATTGAGTATGATGTAAATTATGTTGACATTTACGAATTTAAAAACGGTGAGCACAGAACAGGCGGCTTTGATGCCAAAGAAATCAATAACGCATTCCTAGCTGATTTTATTCAATGGACTCAACTAATTGACGATGATTATGCAGAAAATAATTCTTTTGAAAGATCTAACTCTTTCACTTGGAATTATAGTTCCATGACAGATTCGCAGGAAAATAGTTTGCCTGGATTTTGGAGAGCTGTGTACAAGCATGCATACGACACAGATCGTCCGCATACTCATCCTTGGGAAATGCTCGGGTTTACAATTAAACCAACATGGTGGGAAAATGAATACGGTCCTGCTCCTTACACCAGCAATAATTTATTATTGTGGGAGGATTTAGAAAAAGGAGTAATTAGACAACAAGATCAAAGATTTACCGTTGATAAAAAATATCAACGACCAGGACTTACTGGACATCTTCCAGTGGACGATCAAGGCAATTTATTAAGTCCTGCATCGTCCGGTTATGCTAAAAATTATATTACTACTAACATTGACAATAGTTTCGAATTTGGAGACCAAGCTCCCGTAGAAACAGCATGGAGAAGAAGTTCAGAATATCCGTTTGCACTAATAACTGCTTGGGCGTTAACTCAGCCGAGTAAATTATTCGGTGTCGGATTTGATAGATTCCGTCAAGTTAGAAATATAGCAGGCGAACTAATTTATTCACCTACTAGTACGCATATTAGATTAGAGGATCTAGTTTTTCCAAACACAGAAAATGAAACCGAACAAAGATTCACCAGCGGACTTGTAAACTATATTGCCGGATACATGGCCGCTAATATAACAACACCTTTTGAAAATTATCAAGATAAGATAAAACAAGTCCGCAATCAAATAGGATTTAAACTTGGAGGGTTTACAGACAAAAGTAAATTTAATTTAATTTTAGACAGTCGTACTCCATTAAATCAAGGCAATGTTTTTATTCCGGAAGAGAATTATAAAATTTTCTTGAATACTAGTACTCCGGTGAATACTTTAAATTACAGTGGAGTTATTATAGAAAAACAACCAGGTGGGTTTGTTGTAAGAGGTTACGATCAAGAACAACCTGTTTTTAAATTTTATCGAGCTATTGCATTAGACAACGATCCGGTTATTACAGTAGGCGGTATATCTGAACCTTTTGTAACCTGGGATAGTAATAAAACCTATACAGTTGGACAAAATGTGGAATACGAAGGGTCGTATTATAGAACCATAGAACAGCATACAAGTTCTCCTGCATTTGACATCGAAAAATTTTCCAAGTTACCGACTCTGCCATTGATTGGCGGACGCTCTGCTTTGTTTAGAAGAAAGTTTTTTGAAAAAAATGTCTCAGAAATTCCATATGGCACTTTATTCAAAACAATTCAAGATGTTGTAGATTTTTTATTAGGATATGAGAGACACCTCGAAACAGTGGGGTTTGTATTTGATTATTTTGACGAGGAAGATGAAACGGTCAACGATTGGAAAAAATCTGCCAAGGAATTTATGTTTTGGACAACACAGAATTGGGCTGCCGGATCAGTTTTAAGTGTAAGTCCTGGTGCAAAACAAGTTAAATTAATATCTGAATATTCCACAGTTGATAATGTGTTTGATAGCTTCTATGGATATACTTTATACAAAGCTGACGGCAAAAAATTAGTTGAAGAATTTTCAAGTTTAAGTAGGCAAAATCCCAACCAGTTTACCTTAAAACCTAAAAATACAGCAGATGGAATATACTCGATTAAACTTCCTTTAGTACAAAAAGAACATGTTATACTATTAGATAATCGCACAGTATTTGGTGATATCATCTATGATTTAGAACCGGGATATAGGCAAGAACGCATTAGGGCACTAGGTTATAGAACAGCAGACTGGGACGGAAGTTTAAACATTCCTGGATTTATCTTTGACGAAGCACCTGTATCTGAATGGGAATCTTGGAAAGATTATGCAATCGGAGATCTTGTAAAATACAAAGAATTTTATTACGCCGCAGATACAAAAATATCAGGCAAAGAATCTTTTGACAGTAAGGAATGGAACAGACTACCACAACGACCAGAAGCAGGTCTGTTAACTAATTTTGATTACAAAGTAAATCAATTTGCAGATTTTTACGATCTAGACAGTGATAATTTTGACATAGAGCAACAACGATTTGCACAACATTTGATCGGATATCAAAATAGAAACTATCTAGCAAATATTATTAATGATGATGTAAGCCAATATAAGTTCTACCAAGGATTTATACAAGACAAAGGAACTAAAAATTCTTTAACCAAACTTTTCGATGTGTTGGGTAATACTGAAAAGGATAGTTTAGAGTTTTATGAAGAGTGGGCTATTAAATCTGGACAATATGGAGTGTCAGATGGCTTTGAAGAAATAGAGTTTCTGTTAGATGAAGAAAAGTTTAGATTGGCTCCTCAACCTGTTGAGCTAGTGCAAACAACAACAGGCGAAGAAACAGACTTAATTTATAGAATAAGACCTTTTGAAGTTTATCAAAAAACAGAAAACTATGACCACACTCCGTTTCCAACAGTGTATATAAATGACGGGTACACTAAAAACAGTGGATATGTTAATCCAGAAGATGTCCAGCACATTGCATCTGACTACAATGCAATATTAGACATCGATTTTTCTGATTGCAAAAACAATGATTATATCTGGGTAGGTAACGAAGGGGTATCTTGGAATGTTTATAAACACACAGACACTGATTGGTTGATAGAAAGTGTAATTGGCGGTGAGACCGAGTTTACAATTGTTTTAGATACTACTCCTCGAGACATAGAAGTAGGAGAAATTTTAGGAGTCTATGATTTAATAACCACCGAAATTACTGTAGAGGACAGTACCTATCCAATTATTACTCAAACCACAGCAGCAATTGGCAGTTTTTATAAAGTCAAAGATGTGGTGTTGAACAAAATTATATTTGAGACCACAGAAAAAATAGATGATATAGAACAGTGCAAAGGAAAAGTCAGTAGATTTACAAGTGCAAGAAGCAGTAATCTTTTAAATGCAAATCAATTTGCACAACAAGGCGTTAACGCCAATGATATTATTTGGGTAGATGACGACGACACTAGACAATGGACGGTATTAAAAAATAATCAAGGATTTGATCTACTTGAAACTGTAGCAAATCACGAAGGCGATAGCACTGATCAAGAATATGCTTATGCACTAGCAACTAACAGTGCAAATACAGTTTTAGCAGTCGGGGCTCCTAATCACGAAGACGGAAAGGTGTACATTTATTTTAGAGGAAGCAATTCTTCTAATTGGAAATTAACGCAGACACTAGAGCCCAGCGGAGTTGCCGATGCAAGCCAAAGGTACGGTCATTCTATTGCAATGTCACCTGACGGTCAGTATTTGGTTGTAGGCTCCCCTGATGCATCCAATGTTAAAACTAATTTCAAAGGAAACTACGCAACCCAAACAGATTACCTTACAGGTGATATAGTAAAATATCAAGAAGTTCTTTGGCAAGCTGTCACAGATGTACAAGGAGCCGAATCTAACATTGTATTCGGAAGCTTTGCGGGAGTAGCGCAATCCATTGAAAACTTAGACATTGATAGATTTCAATCTCAAAAAGTTAATACTATATTAACTGGTAATTATCCTTTTGAAAATCAAACAACAGATCATTTAATCATACGAGCTCCTAGAGATATGTATGAAGGATCAGCAATTGGTGATCAAATAAAATTAAAATGGAATCTGTTAACATTTGCCAATCAAGATCAAACAGTAATCCAAGAAAGACAGCCGTTTGACAATGAAATATCAGGTATCGATCAAACTTTCTTAACAGACAGTCACGAAATTAGATTTAAGATTGATGCAATTTTGTTTGTTGATGCTTCGACAAATGTTCCAAGCGTGGGATCTAGAGTAGAAGTAGAAAATGCGTTTGGAACAGTAGAATATACCTACCTCGAAGGAGCAAGACTGACCATATACCTTAAAGATGTAAATGGTCAATTTCCACAAGCAGATAGTTTGTTTACTTCAGAAGGTGATTTCGTAGGTGAGTATGAAAGAGTAGCTCCAGCAGAAACCATAGACACCTCAAATGAGTATGGCGGTTTTTGGGCGATTAATACACCTGATTACGATGTAGTCTCCGCCACTGAGGACGAGGGCAGAGGGCTAGTGTATGTTGACTTTATTCCAAATGGTCAACCAGATACAAATAGATTCTACTACAATATATTAGATTTTGATACCACTGCTATTAGCAGTGAAAACACTTTGAATAGTTATGTAAAAGTCCTATCGTACCAGTCACCGGGCGGCGGTGAAGGCGGAAGCACAGATCCTTTCTTATCAGATTTATTTGTTGTTAGAGCACCAAAAGAGTTAACTGATACTTTAAATGTGATAACTCCAGGGGATCAAGGCAATGACCAGATTGATCTTTATATGCCTCTATTGCAAAGATATTATATAGACCTATCACAGCCTTTGGAAAACAATGTAGAGTACTTTGTTATTGTAAACGGAGTAAGAGTGGATGATCCGTTTTTTGGAACTACTCTGCAAACAAATCCTAATGCAGAAACTGCAACAATAATTGGTGATGGACAACAAACAAGAATTTATTTTGATGACCTTGGAATTGAATTCGAACCTACTGATCTCCTACAAATACAAAGAAGCCAGACTCTTGTAAATGTAGTTTCAACAAATATATTTGGTACAGTTTTACAGGATATTAATCTAAGTTATTCCACATTTAATCGTAGACACACTGTTTATGATCTATGGGACGGATATATCAATTTGGACTTCACAGTTCTTAACACAGCTACAGGAGAACCGTACGAACCTAGAATAGGTGATACGGTTGAAGATGTAACAACTGGTGCTCAGGCTACAGTAGCCTATTATCAAAGAAATTCACTGAATGCAACTATATTTGTAAAAGATGTAACAGGAGACTGGAGTCTAGGCAATCAATACGGAGACAATGCAGAAATCAAATATCTAGGAACGCCTGGGGATCCTGATCCTGCATATCGTAATGATCAGGTTATGGGACAAACACAGTTTATTGGTCTTGGATTTGACAATGCCGGAATTGGAAAATTAATAATATTAAGCAATGGAGCTAATATTTCTGTACCTGACCAAGACATCATTGTTGACAACGAATACTGGTTATACAGAGAAGAAGATGTGCTTGGTATACCAAGAACAGCCAGCATTCCAGGACAAGACAACAACGACTGGCAAAGAGCATTTAATATCCCAGCAACAGTTTTAGGAACTGCCAGCGGTCTGAGTAACGAAGGGCTTTATTCGGTCTATATAGCAGAAGGCAGTGGCAGATTCAGTTTAGTCAACGATTATTCGGTTGCAGAAAAACAGAATAATTTTAAGTTAGGCTCAAAGATTAAATTAACTAAATTTAATAGTTTATATAGACTTTTTGTACAAGCCACAGGTGATCGAGATATAACTGGCAATGATGAAGACTTTACATCTTGGGGTAGAATATATTTTGTTAATCAAGGTGTTGATAACTTTGGTAATACCTGGACCTGGGACTTTGCAAGAGATAAAAACTTTGCTGGCCAGTTCAATACCTCAGTGTCTTATATTGAAAACGATGTAGTGTTTCATAATGGAGAACTTTATTCAGCAACTACAAATATTACTCCAGGATCTTTTAATAACAATGACTGGCAATTGATACCAGATGAAGAACGCACTGAATATGTAGGATACATACCCAATGACACTGATCTAATTTTAGGAGAAGATTCTAGCACGGTGTTATCTGCCACAGAAGATCTTCTAGCTTTTGCAATAGATTTTGATGTATCAGAAAATGGCGAAGTACTGGTAGTCTCTAATAATAACAGAACTTCAGCACCTAATCAAGTGTTAATTTACAGATCGTATAACGGCAATTATTTAAAATCGCAGACCATAGAAGCTCCTGATAACCTTGTAGGATTTGGTGATGTGATTAGTATTAGTTCGGATGGCACAATTATTGCAATAGGACTTCCATTTGAAGACTCTAAAAAACTAGATCAAGGTCAAGTTCACATTTACGAGCAAATTAATGGAACTTTTGTACAAACACAGATCCTTAATAGTCCTAACAATGAAAGTGCTGAAATTTTTGGCCAATATCTAAACTTTGATAATAATACATTAATAGTTACAGGAAAAAATGCTGATAGTTCAGAAACTACGACTTTTGACACAAATACAACAATATTCGATAACGGATTTACAACATACAAAAATTATGACAACGACAGTGGCGTAATTTATGTGTACGAAAGAATTAATAACACACTGGTTTATGCACAAACTTTGTCATACACAGACAGTGCTGTTGATTATTTTGGTAGAAATATTTTAATTAAAAATAATCACGTCTATGTTGGGTTACCGAGATTCATTAGCCAGGCAGGTAAACAAGGTTCACTGGTTGATTATAGACGCAATGAGGATGTAAGTCTTTGGGAGACATTAAGAGAGCCTAAATTTACTGTTAATTTAGAAAAAATTAAAAGAGTAATACTATACAACACCAAAGAAAATGAACTCCTACAGTATCTTGATTACATTGACCCCATACAAGGAAAAGTAGCAGGACCTGCAGAACAAGAAATTAGTTTTAAAACCTATCTCGATCCTGCCACATATACACAGGGAACATCCAGTGTTAATGTGGACAATACTAACAGTTGGGGAGAAGAAAGTGTAGGCCGTGTTTGGTGGGATCTAACAAATGCTAAATTTTTGAATCCGTACCAAGGAAATATTATATTCAGTGCCAACAATTGGAATACCTTGTTTGATTCAAATACCATAGATATCTACGAGTGGGTTGAAAGCGATGTGCTACCTAGTCAATGGGACGAAATAGCCGATACCGAAGAAGGCATTACTCAAGGAGTAAGCGGAAAAAGTCGATACGGTAATGCAGTGTATGTTCAAAAACAGGTATACGACAGTATTGCTCAAAGTTTTACAAACAAATATTACTTCTGGGTAAAAGATAAAACCACCGTACCCGATGTTGAGTGGAGAAATATCTCTGTTAACAATGTTGCAAAATTAATAACAGATCCTGCATCTCAAGGATATAGGTTTATAAACTTTATAAGTGATAACAGTTTTGTTTTACATAACTGTGATAATTTAATTAAAAACAAAGATGTAGCACTTAGTATACAGTATTGGACCATCGAAAATCAAGAAAATAATATTCATAATCAATATCAAATTCTCACAGAAGGGTTAGAATCAAGTTTTCCTAGCACAGACATTGAAAGAAAATGGTTTGATAGTTTGATTGGATATGACGAACAATTTAGAATAGTTCCGGATCCTAATATATCCACAAAACAAAAATATGGTATATTGAATAGACCAAGACAGAGCTGGTTTGTTAATAGATTTGAAGCTTTAAAACAAGTAATTGAAAGAGTCAATGGTGTACTAAAAGAAAATCTAATCATCGATGATAAAGATATAACACCGTTATTGGAAAGTGATCCGCCTCCGTCAACGCTTACCAATCTATACGATACCACTGTGGATACTGTAGCAGATCTCGATTTTGTAGGTGTAGCAAGAGCTGATCGGGCTGTGTTAACACCTGTAATCGAAGACGGCAAAATTACTCGTGTTATTATTGACAATGCAGGTAGAGGATATTTAACTCCGCCAACAGTGACAATATCTGGTCAAGGATCGGATGCAGTAATACAAACTAGTATAGATTCTCTGGGTAAAATCAGTGGTGTTACAATTATTAACCAAGGGTTTAATTATAATAGCAACACTGTTCTTTCAGTGAGACGATTCACTGCATTAGTAATCAATGATGAAACTATTCAAGGCAAGTGGGCACTATATGAACGAAACAGCGATACTCGAGAATGGCTGAGGACAGAAAGTCAAGCCTACGATGTAACTCTTTTTTGGGACTATGTAGATTGGTATGCTAATGGAGTCAGTGAGTTTACAAATATTGATTATTTGATCGACGAAAGTTACGAACTTCAGAGCTTAGACGACGACATAGGTGATATAGTTAAAATTTCTAATATCGGCACCGGCGGTTGGCTGTTATTAGAAAAAATTGATGAACAAGATACACCCGATTACACAGTCAATTACAGAACAATAGGCAGACAAAACGGCACAGTGCAATTTAAAGATACTTTGTTTGACAATAGTTTAAGTTTAGTAGGGTTTGACAGTATTAGTTATGACACCAAATTCTTTGACAGTCAGCCTACTATCGAAACACGAATTATTTTAAATGCCTTGAAGAATAATCTATTAATCGACGAACTAGCAATTGAATACAATGCACTATTCTTTGCAAGTTTAAGATATGTATTTGCAGAACAAGGATATGTAGATTGGGCATTTAAAACAAGTTTTGTAAAAGCAAAACACAATGTTGGTGAATTAAGAGAAGATATTACATTTAATAATGACAATTTACCTAGCTATGAGGAATACTTAAATGAAGTAAAACCATACAAAACAAAACTAAGAGAATATTTGAGCAGCTATGAAAAATTAGACAATACTCAGTCAATGGTTACAGATTTTGATCTGGCACCTGCTTATAATGAAACTTTCAAACAAATTCTTCCGCAAACAGTTAGAGTAGTAGATAATAATATTATAGGCACAAATGCTGATCTAGAAACATACCCTAATAGACATTGGTTAGACAATGTTGCCTACGAAGTAACAAGCATTGAAATAGCAGACGGTGGTTCAGGTTACACATTTCCACCTGTGATTGCCCTAGAAGGCGGTGGCGGCTCAGGTGCCGAAGCTCAGGCAATTTTAGGTAACAACGGGTCTATCACAAGTGTAGTTGTTACAAATACCGGCAGCGGATATATCAGTGCACCTACTGCAACCATTGAAGGCACACAGACCGAAAGCGGCATTCCTGCACAACTGTCAGTGATAATAGGCAACGGTCTAGTAAGAAGTATGCATACGGCAATCAAGTTTGACAGAATCAGCGGAACCTTTCAAGTTACTAAACTTGCAGAAACTGAAACATTTGTTGGTTCAGGCTCCAAATACATATATCAACTTGTTTGGCCAATGGATCTAAGAAATACAACCATCGAAGTAACCGTCAATGGAAATCTAGCTCTAAGCAGTGAATATACATATTACAATGTCAAAGACACAAGTAAAGGATATGATAGATATTTCGGAACCATAGAATTTACTACTCCGCCAACGGCAAACGCAAATATCGTTGTAAATTATAGAAAATCGATCAATTTATTATCTGCTCAAGACAGAATAAATCTTTTTTACGATCCTAGCACAGGACAATATGGAAAAGATTTAGGTCAATTAATGGACGGAATTGACTACGGAGGCGTTGAAGTTAAGAGTTTTGAATTCAGCGGAATATCTGGATGGGATACTGATGATTGGTATAATGGCATATGGGATACCTACGATACTACATTTGATGATGAAATTTTTGAATTAGACGGATCCACACTGGCATTAGATCTTGCACAACCTTTGGCAAATGGCGTAACATATAACATTTATAAAAATAATGTAAGAATTGATGATCCTTTGTTTGGAACCGGCAACGAAACTAATCCAAATGCCCTATTACCTAGCTTTATTGGTGACGGACAAATTCAGACTATAAATCTAGGAGATTATGATATCCCTGCAAATTCGGGAGATGTATTTGTAGTAAGAAAGATAGACAGCGACGGAAGTTTCTTACCAAGTCCGGACAGCTACGATACAATAATCCAAGGTGGAAATCTAGCTTATTCTACTGCTACAGGACTTAATGCAGAACACATAAACATAGACGGAGACGGATTTGTAACGCCAATGACTAGCAAAGGACCTGAGGAAGTCATACCAGGTCAAGTACTAGACACAGTTGACATACAAGTATACGAGCAACCAATACAAGGCGGCGGATTAATTACCTTAAGAAATTACATAGGCGACGGAAGTACTAAAACATACAATTTAGGCACAGAACCTTTGACTGAAGAATCACTGTTTGTAAAAATAGATTATTCGATTCAACCACCGTCGAATTATACCGTTGACTATGAGGCTCAAACAGTTACTTTTGACACGCCCCCGTCTGACAATTCAAGAATTAATATTCTAATTATAGGAATATCAGGCAATCGTGTGTTAGACATAGATAGCTTTACAGGCGACGGATCCACCAATGATTTCTTGACAAATGTTCGTTGGAGAGAAAATCTAAATTATATTGCAACAGTTAATGGAGAAATACTTCCAAGCATACTTGTAGAATCAGATGATTCTTTTGAAGTTCCTGAAAATGTTGTTATTAGATTTGCACAACCACCTGCAGAAGATGCAAAAGTTAATTTTGCATTGTTCGAAGGAGAAACACAAAATTATAGCACAGTGGTAATTGATGAATTTGAAGCAGACGGTAGCACTACAGCATTTGAACTAAGTCGGTCATTGTTTGAAAGTACTCCTGGAAATTTTTACACTATTGTAAAAGTCAATGATCAAATTTTAAATGCAGGATACAATGAAATATTTGAAATATCATCTATAAGAGAATATCAATTAAAACTTTATCAAATACCAACAGGAACAATCAATGCAGGTGAAGTAGAAGTTTATTTAAATGATGAAAAATTGACATTTTTACAAGATTGGAGTTTTGAAGGAGCAGGAGCCTTTGACCCACAACAATCATTGGATACTCAAGCAGGCAGCACAATAATTCTAAAAGACGATATAGGAACAACCGGCGATAAATTAAGAGTTTTTGTAATTAGTAACGGCGAATATAGATTCGGTTATTTTGAAGATTCAACATCTGATGATTACGATGCTTTTGTATCAACACCGGGTACATTATACCTAGACGATCCTTATAACATTGGAGATACTATAACAGTCTATCAATTCAGCAATGATAAATCTCAGGGTATTGACAGACAGAATTACGATGTAATAGAACGCACACCATTGACATTGCAGTCAAATGATTACTACGAGCTTCGTCAGCTTCGTACAGGGTTAATTCCTTTGCGCAGTAAGGCACTGGACACACAATATGTGTGGGTGGTAAAAAATGGAAACTTACTAAATCCAAGTGTTGATTATAATGTCACGGAAAATCGTCGCTATGTTAAATTGGTCAACGGCTTAGAAGAAAATGATGTAATAGAAACAATACACTTTGCAAATGTTAGATTAAAAAACAAATTCGGCTGGCGCCAATTTAAAGATATGTTAAATAGAACTGCATATCATAGGATTGATAATTCGTCTTCGAATATTCTAATCAGAGAATTAAACTGGTATGACAGAACTATAGTACTAAATGATGCTGATAACTTGCCAACTCCTACAAATAGACTGCCAGGTGTAGTGTTTATTAACGGAGAAAGAATAGAGTATTTTGTTAAAGACGGCAATGAATTAAAACAACTAAGACGCGGAACATTAGGTACTGGAGTACCTTTGGTACATTTAACAGGCACTGCTGTGCAAAATCAAAGTAGAGATACTGTAATGCCGTATAAAGACGAGACTGCAACTACTATTTTTGATGGCGATGAAACAACAAATACATTTGAATTAGATTTTACACCTTCTGGAGTACACGAATTTGAAGTATTTGTTGCCGGTCGTAGACTACGAAAAAATGCAATCAGTGCATATCAATTTGAGTATACCAGTAATGGAGAAGTTATTTCTTCAATTGCACAAGATTCTCCAGAAGGTGATGTAATATTACCAGCAGAATTCGCTGTAGAAAATAATACGCTGACACTTTTAGAGCCGCCAGGTGTTAATCAGAAAGTTATTATAGTTCGTAAAATAGGAAAACTATGGACAGATCCTGGTACACCTTTAAGCAATGCTGACACAGATATTGGAAGATTTTTAAGAGCAAAAACAGTTGATTTACCGCGATAAATACACAAGCAGGAAAACAAAATGACAGACAAATTTAAAGACATGAACGGCGTTCTACTTCAGGGACATATAAAAATATCGGATCCAAATTCTGGAGAAGTCTTGATAGATAAAAGAAACGCAATTCACTATGAAAATATGAGTATTAGCCTTGCAGAAAGTCTAGGCAATGGCGGACAAGGCTGGATTTATGAAATGTCTTTAGGCAACGGTGGAACCAGTGTTGATCCAACTGGTATTATCACTTACTTAACTCCTAACTCTACCGGTACAAATGCAAGTCTGTATAATCAAACTTTTTCCAAAGTAGTAGATGATCGCAGTGTAAACAATGTAGACCCTGTAAGAAATAAAATAGAAACAAGACATGTAAGCGGAACAAATTATACAGACATACTAGTAACTTGTCTGTTAGATTACGGTGAACCAACAGGACAAGATGCATTTGATAATGCAACTGACATAGATAGTTTATATGTTTTTGACGAACTAGGCCTTAGATCTTATAGCTCTTCCGGATCAGGTCGACTGTTGACTCATGTAGTTTTTCATCCTGTACAAAAGTCATTAAACAGATTAATTCAAATTGATTACACAGTTCGTGTTCAAAGTCTAACAGGGTTCAATGAGGGGTAATTGAATGGCATACGAAATATCATATACCGACCAGGCTAATAAAGGCACAATTACCATTGAAGATGGTGTATTAAATCAAGAAACTAGTTTAGATATACCTGGCAGAAATACCACAGCCTACGGCACAGCCATCGGAGAGAATTTTTTACATCTTTTAGAAAGTTTCGCAAACAACACAGAACCTGATCGTCCAGTAGAAGGACAGCTTTGGTATGACACTTCCTTAGGTGCAGAACAATTGAAAGTCTATGACGGTACTAATTGGGTTCCTGCCGGTGGAATTATAAGAGCAACAACTGAACCTGATGCAGTAAACAGTCAAATTGGCGATTTATGGGCTGATACAGATAACCAGCAATTATATCTTTTTACAGGTTCGGGCTGGATTCTAGTAGGCCCACAATTTAGTGCAGGTCTAGCCACAGGCGCATCGCCAACCACAATCACCGGAACAGACAACAGCGAATACACAGCAATACTTGTTGAAGTATCTGCTCAGCCAGTTGCAATTATTTCAAATCAAACATTTACACCAAAAACCACTATTCCTGGATTTACAACAATTAATCCAGGAATAAATTTATCTACGAGAGACATAGCAGGCGACGGCGGTCCAAAATATTATGGAACTGCACAAAAAGCGGAAAGCTTAATAGTAGCAGGGGAAACAGTAGATGCTGGTCAATTTGTAAGAAAAGATGTAACAGGAACAACACTGTTTCCTATTAATATTCAAAACAACCAGGGAATTAATTACGGCGTCAATGCCGAACTTAACATAGGCGTCGAAGGAACTGCTGGAATTATTCAACATCAAATTGAAGGATCTAATATTGATATTCGAGTAAGAAATTCGGGCACCACACAGACGGTGATGCGAGTCGACTCGAGTCTACGAGTAGGTATTAACAATGAAGCACCAGACGAAGCACTAGATGTTACAGGTAATGTACAAACAAGCGGAAAGATATTATTAAACGACACCACAGAAAGTAACACATTCGGAACCGGTAGCTTGATAGTCAAGGGAGGAGTTGGCATTGCTAAAAACTTAAATGTTGCAGGCGATGTAAAATTTACTAATTTAACAACAACCCAAAACATTGTACCAGACACAAATAATACTAGAAGCTTGGGAACTGCATCCTTTAAGTGGCGAGAAGTAAACGCAACTACTTTTAAAGGAAATTTAGAAGGAAATGTAAGCGGTACGATCACAGGCAGAGCAGGATCTGCCGATAAAATTACTAGTGCTACAACTTTCAGAATGTCAGGAGATGTAATTGCTGACGACTTTATTTTTGACGGCCAAACTGGCGGAAGTACAAAAACTTTTACAACTACAATTAGTAACCAAATAGTTGCAGCCAAAGATGAAGTACTAAGTTCTCAGGTCGATGACGAACTCTTGATTAACAGAGTTTCAGGAAATACAGGACTATTTAAAATTAGCAGAAGAAATCTCCTGGATGCTGTGCCAACTAATCCGCCAGGTGTAATTTTACCATATGGAGGTAATGCTGCACCTACAGGATGGCTGTTATGCGACGGAGGTCAATATAGAATAGCGGACTATCAGGCATTGTTTGACATTATAGGTTACAATTTTGGCGGCCGTTCTTCACTACCAACCGGAGTTTTTAAAGTTCCTGATCTTAGAGGAAGAACACCGCTGGGTGCAGATAACATGGGAGGAACAAGTGCAAATGTTGTTACAGCACCTTCGGCAGATGTTATTGGTGCTACAGACGGATCCGAAACTGAAAATATTTTAGTGGAAAATCTACCAGAACACAAACACAACCTTAGAGGCGACAGCGGAGATCAGTACTATGCAATTCGAGATGTCAGTGGTACACCCAATGACGATGAAGCAATTATTTACGATGCTCCTACTGCAACAGGCAACGGCCAAGCCTTGTCAGACAGCGGAGGCGTTATAACCGGTATAGGCGAAACTCTTGGAACTCCTTTAAATACAATGAACCCAACAATGACCGTAAATTATATAATTTACACTGGTAGGAATGTATAATGACATATAGACTCAACAAAACCAACGGCGACTTACTTGTAGATCTAGTAGATGGCCAAATTGATAATTCGATTACAGATATCACGCTTGTAGGAAGAAACTACAAAGGATTTGGTGAGTTTATAAATGAAAACTATATCAAATTATTGGAAAATTTTTCTAGCACAAGTGCTCCTAGTAATCCATTGTCAGGACAACTATGGTGGGACACCAGCGACCAGCGATTAAAGGTCTACGACGGTTCTACATTTAAAGCAGCCGGCGGCCCTATTGTAAGCAATCAACAACCTCAAATGGTTGCAGGTGATCTATGGATTGATAATGAAAATAACAAACTCTACTTTTTCGATGGCACTGATCTAGTTCTAGTAGGTCCTGAATACAATGCCGAACAGGGAAAAACAGGATTTGAAGTAATATCT